CAGACTTTGCACCCTTGGGTGTAGCACCGTATTGCGTAGCTCGGCCTGACAAATACTCATCAAGCGCTTTCTGCTGCTGAAAACTTTGCAGTTTAGCAAGGGCAGCTTGCTGCTCAGGAGTCAGGGTTTTAGTAGAAGTGCTCATTTAGTCAGGTAACGCAGATACGAAAGACATCGTAGCAATAACAGACGGTGTTGCAGGGCGAGTAGGCGAAGAGGCAGCAGGGAGGTGCTCAATCAACACATTAGTATCGTCAGTATGCCAGTAAAGTTCTACGTAGTCACTCGCTTGCATAGGCAGAAACAAATTTAACGCTGCAATAAGATGCCCGTCTGTACCACCATGACTGTTAGGAACCGAAAACTTTGAATTGCTATTATCAAGGTTAGTGCCGTTAATCGCCGCCCAAACATCAACATCATGAATCTGAGTATCTGTATTAGCAAACTGAATACTAAATTGTAAGTTGTAAACCCCAGGATACGTAACAGTCATTCTAGACCCACTAACTAGATACACGCTGTCCACAATATCAGCAACATCAAACGTTATCGCATATGCTGCGGTTGTACTAACAGCTACTTGATCAGAATCGCTTGACCACGCACCAAACGGGTTAGTTAAAAACCGCCCCCCATCAGGCCCAAACAATGAAAGTAAGTTGTTATTGAGCCTGTTAAAGTACAAGCGCAAGACGTTATTAAACTGCTCTTGATAGCGTGAGTCGTACTGCCCCGGTGCCAGCGGCAAGTTAGGTGCAGCAGGATGTTGAATAAAACTCACTCTTTCCCCCAATACAAACACTCAAGATTTTTACGATCCGCCGCAGCTTCTGCGACTGAATTACGAACAGGAGCGTAGTATCTTTTTTTATTTGCAGTTATTGAAGCCATCCATTTATCAGCATATACGTTAATAACTCCAATTACACCAGCTTTATTAGTCTTTGGTATCCGAATATTACGCGCTTGAATAGTTGGCAGTACCCAACGACAGTTATCTGGTTGGTAGTTACCATAAGGATTAATTCGATCTAAAGTTTGGGCACCTTCAGGTTCCCCCATATCTGCGGCAAAATTAGAATATTTTAACCATCTAGAACACACAGTAATTCCTAGACCCCCCCATCGAGGGTAATCTTTATCCGTAGGTACAGTACAACGACGGATCATAGACCGCCAAGTGTTGTAGGAAGATTTACCATACCCCCCATGTTTAGTAATACGTTCTTTTAAATAGCATCCACAAGAGGTGGTGTTTTTAGTAACTAAACTGCCTGAAGGCACTAAAACTTCTTTACCACAAGAACAAACACATCGCCAAAGCACTTTTTTGTTGTGGTCTGTGCCTGCTCTAGACAGCACTTGTAAACGCCCAAAAATTTGCCCTACGCGATTAACAAAACGCCCCATAGCAACCTCCAAAATAATGAAGGTTTTATTGTACATGCTGGTTTGTTTATTGTACATCTATCTACGTCCATCAGGACGAATATCAATACGGGGTGCGCCAAGCTGCCAAGTTGTACCAAGCCCGTCCGATGAAATCTTCATAATCATTTGCCGCCCACGGATGCGGGTGTAGACAATATTGGTGAACTGTTCAATCGTGATCGTGGATGTACGAGCAACTGCTTTAGCTGCTTCGGTGTTAAACCCAGACCCTGATCCGTTCATGCCGTACATGGTCATCGTAACTTGTGGGGTACCTGCGGTTGATCCTTGGAATGTCAGATCCGGCACCATACGCCAGATAAACCCAAACTTCTCGCCATCGTCGATGTCAAATTCAGCCGACTCGATATAAGCCTCAATAGGCAACGTCGTACCGGTTTCGTTGTCATCAATTCCTTGCTCATGGTTGACAAGGTTGTAGCTGTACGTAGCCGCAACAGGGTAATCTCTTAACCCAGAATCAATCCAAGCCGTACGCGCTAATGAGCCGTAATACCAAATATCTTCGGCGTAGTTGTAAACAACATAAGAATCAACTGCCGTAGCGTCAGCCGAACAGTAAAACCACCAAACTTCATTAAAACCTTCGTTAGTTCCAGCAAAAATTTGTTGGTTTTGATTAAAGTTAATGTTACTAAATACATGCCGACGAAGATCACAACGAAGTGTTTGCACTCGACCGTCGTAGCGATAGAATTTATCTACGCCCATCCAAAACACAATACCAGAAGCAATTGCCGCAGCATTTTGCCCTGCAATTGATATATTGTCCCCAAGCAATTGGGAAGTCCAAACAAGGGGCGCACCAACATACTGAAGCGAATAAAGCGAAGAATCAGTCCACACCACAACTTCTTGGCGAGCCTGTAAAGCAGTGACGATTTCCGAGCCGTGGGACAACCGTACAAACCCTGCTTGATTTAACGAAGACGGCACCCAATCAACAACCGATTCTTGGTTTGACCACCGAATAAGCATAGGGTCAAGCGTTGTGCCGCCGTACTCTGTTGTACCAAATACCAGCACAAATCTAGAAGTGTCCGATACAAGAATATAGTTTTGCAAAGTGGGAACATCAACAAGCTCAGAAATACTTTGAGTGCCCGACTGTGACCCTGATGTATTTATTAACGCCCCAGCTACCGTAGCTGAAAGATTAGCCGTAGCACCATCGACATTACGTAAATAGTACGTCGTACCCGCAGTAAGCCCAGTAGGTAGTGCGCCCGTTGTGGCAAGTTTAATTGCCGTGCCTTCTGCCAAAATATTTGACAGCGTGATAACACAGGGTGTTGCAATGGTTAGGGTTACAGTACCCCCTAGCGTATTGACATTAACGCCTCGTCCAACAGGATTAGTAGCAAGATTCCCTGCATCCCAGTAATACAGCCCACCACCACGAGGTCCAAAAATTAAATCCTCGCCCCAATTACTGGCAGACCATAAGCGCAAAGAGTCGGTTGCCCCGCTACCAAAACCCCAAGTTCCAAGCCCCCAACCTCCACCACCCCAACCCGTTAGCGGTAATTGATACGCAGGGCCAGTGTTGACTTGATATGCCGCAACAACTGAAGCTCCACCACCGGGGGAAGCAGCTATAGCTGTAGCATTAGGCGTAACAGAAATAGTGATGGTGTAGGTGTTAGCGTCAACACGAGTAATTTGAAACTCTTGATTAAGCACCGACGCGGTAACGTTTGTACCAACCCCACCAATGTCCACAGCGCCACTAAATGTAACAAAATCGCCTGTTATGGCTCCGTGTGCTGTGTCAGTAACTGTTACCGTAGTAGATGCAGTAAGTGCAAACGGATTGTTATTAATGGTTGAAGTTGCGCGAATTGGCGTGATGTCGTTGTAGTACCCCCCACGCTCCACATAATATTTGAGGTTGGTCCCAACCCCCATAAGGTTTTCAAACCCTAGCGTGACCCAGTTCCATAAAGAACGACATACGCCTTGGAAAGTATAGGGGGATATACGTGACCATCCGCCAATCTTTTCAGGGGTGCCTTGGCGAAACCGCACTTTGTCAGATACATACCAACCGTTCTCGTTGGTATACCGAGTGTTTTCTTTATTAACCCCCGGCTTTAATAATATCTTTTTGAGTGGCATCGCTCACCTCATCAATGCAGCTTCAGCCGCACGTCGGCGTGTAAGGCCGGGGAGGACTCTACCGGCAGCTTTATTCCACAATAAGCACTGATCGGCTGCACCATCCCAGTCCCCCGCATCAATACGTTTCTTGAACGTGGAAACCCGATAGTTTCCTAAGCCACAATTGTAAGCCCAGCTTGTCACGGCGGCAATGCGTCTTGGTAAAGCAGTTTGAAGTTTGGGAGACATCTTAAAAAGCCCCCTGACAAAGTATTCAACGTGGTGGTCCAGCGCATCCTCGCACTGCTGCATTGTCCAGACGGTTCCTGGGTTGATGTCCGGCCCTGTGGCTCCCCAACCGATTGTCCAAGGGTGCCCACGGGTTCCGGGGTCGGGATAAGCCGTTACACGTCCGTCAGGCAAACGCTTTGCCAAGCCTTCAAAAGGCTTGATCAGTACATCCTTGCAAAGCTTCTTAGCCTCATTCACGATTTCTGATATTTCTCTACGCTGCGCCCAACGAACCAAAACGTGATACACATTGTAAATACACCAAAATCATCCTCATCCCAGCACTTGCTCACGACCTCGGTCCAATCTGCACCCGTTTTAAACGCGATAACAAGCGCAGCCGCCTTGACTGCCGCATACATAAAGAACAAAGCCCAAGTAATCCCCGGACGAACCAACGCCGAGATAGCAGCCACAAACCAACCCGCTGCCTTAGCCGTTTCAGCTTGCTCTTGAAACGCAGCTTTGATGGTATCCATCTGCTGGATAGAGTAGTCAACATACTTCTCCTCCATCTTGAACTCGCCCCGCATCTTCTCCAGATCGGTCTGTAGTTGGAACATGCTGAGTTCATGCTGGCGTTCGTTCTTTTTGTCCAAGAACTTCAGGACTTCAGGAGCAAGCCGAAAGATGCCACCAAAGATGGAGCCTAAAAGACCGCCGCTAAGTAGCTCAAACATAATTACCCCTTAGCCGTTACGATGTCGGCACCTTTCTTGACGGTTACCTTGCTGCCTTCAACATCAACCTGCATGGGTGGCTCGGCACGATCAAGCTTGTCCAAACGTGTGATGAGATCCTTGATGACTTCAAACTCAGGCTTTTCCTGCTTCGGTGCAGTACCCGCAATTCCATTCAGCATTTGAATAAGTGCAGTAAGTGAAGCGCCCAAAAGACCCATAACAGCAGCAATTTTTTCGCCTTCTAGGAATAGAGACGCACCAACGCCCACAATAACAATCAAAAAGATGTACAGCAGTCCATCTTCACCAATCGCTTTGCCAGCAACTTCTTTGGCAGAGTCTTGGGCCTTAAGCTCTTCAAGCCGAATCCTAGCCTGCGCTTTGAGTACGGCTAGCTCGTGGGTTTTATCGTCCATGATTAAGGCTCGCCAGCAGGAGCAGCGTGAGGATGAGCTTTTTCATATACTAAACCTCAATAGTTTCTTTTTGAGTTGCTTTAATTAAAGCAGTTGAAGTATCTCGATCTATGTCTAACACACCATGACAGCAGATGTTGTAATCAGCGCCGTTTGCATCTTTCTCACTGTATACCGGCACTGTGATATTTAGATTTTTAAACAAATACTCTTTGTCGTTTTCAAACACGCGCCATACGTGATCCATTGTTCCTCGTCCGGGCTGGCCCCGTGTTTTGTTGAACCGAATTTTGTACTTGTTCATATCACCTCAGCAGCAGGCGCAGGACATGTCTGCTGGAACTGAGAAGCTAATTGAACTGAAAGGTTGAAATGAACGAATTTGATTGGCTTATCATTAGCGTGGCGTGTAAACGAATGCGCTAACCAAGCATTGGCAAAAACCATTAACCCCGGCTTTGGCTCAAAATTGATCATCTTGCTTGCAACAGTAGCCTGATTTATG